GGCTACTGAATTCCAGATGTTGAATGCCAAACTATCCGAGAAGGCTGATTTGCTTGAGCTTGCTGAAGAGCAGCTATGGTTGTTGTTCTGCCAATGGCAAGAGATAACCGCAGACGTTGAAATCTTCTACCCTGATTCGTTTGACCTTCGTGATTACGATAAAGAGCTAATGTTCTTACAGCAGTTGCGCTCTACGGGCGTTAAGTCAGCAACGATGGCTATGGAGATCGACAAGAAGATTGCAGACCTTCTACTTGATGATGAGCAGCTTGCTAAAGCTCACGTTGAGATTGAATCTGGCACTCAAGTATTAGGCCAATTTGTAGCGCAGGATGAAGAGAAAGATCTTTAATGGCAGCAGATAGCGATTATTCTGAAATCTTAGAGCGTCTAGCCGATAGCCATCAAGAGCGATTGGCTGGCGCTTTAAAGACCTTAGAAGACGATGTAGCAAGCCTTATGGCTACTGCTCCAACGAAAGACGGGAAACTGTTTGACTTGGAGTGGGCTGTATCCGCTAGGCCGCAATTAATGGCGGCATTAGAAGCTGATTATCTTTCTGAAGTAGATTCCATAATAAGAGACTACAACAAGGTTTCCGCTGACGCAGCCAAGATGCTCGCCACCTACGGAGACTTTACTAAGCTAGATACAACAATTATTAGCCAGTTACAGCGCCTATCCTTTCAAGGGTTTGAAGCCATTGCTAATGAGTACCTTGATGTAATGGCTAACGAGGTTTATCAAAGCACCCTAACAGGTCGATCATTTAACGACACAGTTAAGAACCTTCGACAAACAATCAATGGCGTTTACATCCAGTCTGACAGCTTAGAAGCCAGCCGCCTTGTTGATGTTGCTGCTAACGGTACGGCAGCGCAGCAGGCAGACGCCGTAAGGCAATTACAGACGATATACGCCAGAGATAGGGTTGGTAATAACCTAAGACGTTACGCAACGCAGATGGCACAAGATAGCCTTATGCAGTTTGATGCCTCAATCAATACAGCTATTGGCAAGCAGTCTGGCGCTACTAAGTGGAAGTATTACGGAGGTACTGTCAGAGACTCTAGGCCGTTCTGTGTGGAACATGCTGGGCAGGTATTTACTGAAGAACAAATTGAAGAGACTTGGGCGGGTAGCTGGAAAGGTAAAGCATCTGGCGACCCTTTTATTGTAAGAGGTGGATATAACTGCCAACATCATTGGCGACCACAATTTGATGAAGAGGAAGAATAATGCCACAAGGTAAAGGTACATACGGTTCAAAAGTGGGCCGACCCAAAAAGAAGAAGAAAGTTAAAAAGTAACCAATTATGCTACAATCGAGATTCACCATTCCACCTACTCTTTTAGAGGCTACGTCACATGAGCGATGAAATCATGGCAACAGAAGCAGAGACTGAAACTGCGGCAGCACAAAATCAGGAATCAAAGACCTTTACTCAGGACGAACTAGACCGCATTGTTGCGGATCGTGTTGCAAGAGAGCAGCGTAAGTTCGACAAGAAGATATCTGGCATTGATCTGGATGACGCGAAAGACTTAATGGCGCAGCGAGAAGCTGCCGAGTTGGAGCGAAAGAAAGAGCGTGGCGAGTTCGATTCTATCCTGAAACAGACGGTCGAAAAGAAAGACATTGAGATACAGAGTTACAAGAGCAAGCTACAACAGACGCTAGTTGATGGCGCTTTGCTTGGTGCTGCTGGTAACAGTAATGCTGTAAATCCAAATCAAGTTTCTCAGTTACTTAAAGGCCAAACTAGACTGTCGGAAGATGGGACGGTTGAGGTGCTAGACGCTAACGGAGTACCGCGATACAATGACAGCGGTGATTTGTTATCCGTCAATGAGATGGTAACTGAATTCTTGACAGTAAACCCGCACATGGTCAAAGCCTCTATAGGTGGAACAGGATCGCAGGGTAACACTGGTGGCTCTACACAGAAGCCTACATCTGTGGCAGATATGGTTGCAAACTGGAACGATGGCGGCAAAGAAGCATTTGCTGCTTTCAAGAAAAAGTAACCAACAAACCACAAACTAATTTAATTTTAAGGTAATTTATCATGGCTGCAACTACTAGTACTACCCTTGACGACCTATTTGTAAATATTGTCGCACAAGCTCGCTTTACTGCTGAAGAGCAATCCCTAATGCTAGGTCTGGTTACAATGTATAACATTCAGGCCCAAGCTGGTAAAACTATTCAGGTTCCTAAGTACCCTGCTATTTCAGCGGCTAACTTGACTGAAGGCACTGACATGTCTAGCACCACTGTTTCTACTTCTTCAGTTTCTGTAACTGTTGGCGAAGTGGGCGCACAGGTTCTTTTGACTGATATGGCTACTTACGGTGACGGCAACCCTGCTGTTGAGTTAGGTACTGTTCTTGGTAACGCTATCGCTACTAAGATTGATACTGACCTCATTGCTTTGTTTGACGGCTTCTCTGGCTCTATCGGTGCTGCTGGCGCTGAGATCACTGTTGCTGATTTGTTTAAGGCTGCTGCTACTCTACGCGCTAACAAAGTAACTGGCGTGATCAATGCTGTTGTACACCCTTTCCAAGCCTACCAGTTGAAAGCTAACCTAACTAACACCTTTGCTAACCCCAATGGTGGCGATTCGCAGAACGAAGCGATGCGTACTGGTTATGTTGGAACTATCGCTGGAATCAATGTTTACGAGTCAGCTAACGTAGCTATTGACGGTGCTGGCGATGCTAAGGGCGCTGTATTCGCTCCTGAAGCTATTATGATCGCTATGAAGCGTGACTTTAACATTGCGCCACAGCGTGACGAGTCTCTTCGAGCATTCGAGCTTAACGCTACTGCCGTTTACGGTGTTGCAGAGCTTGATGATTCGTTCGGTATCGAGCTTCTGTCTGACGCTGTACTGTAAGATAGTAAGACTAATAATCTGCCCTCCTTCGGGGGGGCATTTTTTAAAAGGTTAAATAATGGCTTATTCCTCAGACGCTGATTTACTTAAACTGATTCCCGACATTCTTAGTTTGGGCATTGAGTCTTTTGTTCTGGAGCATCCTAAAGCTGAAGCTGATCTTCAGCGAGAGTTACGAATTAAGTGGTGGCCCAGAAAGAACATAGCAGGCGAGATGGATACTACAAAGCTCACCCCTGCACAGTTCACTATGGCGAGTGCCTACCTAGTGTTGTGGCGTTATGCTTTACCCCAGCTAACCAATTGGGTTGATGGCGACAGATTCGGAAACATGATCGACTTCTATAAAGCGCGTTATGGCGAAGAGCTAGAAGCAGTGTTATCTGATGGTGTTGACTATGACGAGAATGATGATGGTTCTGTTGACTATGCTGAGAAACAACCTATCGGACAATGGTTAAATAGATAATGCAGGTTAAGATAAACACCAACGCTAAAGAGATAGCCAAGCGAATAAAGAAGAAAGGCAAAGAATTATCTGCAAGCGTTAAAAATGCTTTATCCATTACCGCCCAAGCTGGCGTTAATATTATCCTTGATAGAACTAAAGACGGCGAAGGTTACAAAGGCAATTTCAAGCCATACAGCTCGATCTATTCAGCTTTTAGGTCTAGCGAAGGCAGAGGTAGTGTTCCTGATCTCCGCTTTACAGGTAAGATGCTAGGAGCCATGACTACAAAGGCCAGCAGTAAGCAGGCTGAAATATTCTTTAGAGGCGCAACCGAGTCAGGTAAAGCCGCTATGAATGATAAGAAAAGACCTTTCTTTGGATTTAATAATTCTGAAGAAGAGAAACTAGGCAAGATATTCTTTAGGGCGTTGAAATGAGTGTAAGAGAAAGCATTGCTGATAACCTAGTTACAACGCTAAAAGCAACTACAGCTCCAGTGGCTATCAAGTACGTTACCCGCGAGCCGTTTGATTTTGACAAGTTATCCAGCGCACAGTTTCCAGCTATATTGGTTCGCAGTGCTGGAGAAGATAGAGAAGATAGCTCTATAGGTGGTTCCATTACTCAACGTATGGCTACCATAAATTATGAATTCATTTGCTATGTTAAAGGCTCTGTTATTGATTCAGCCCGCAACAATCTTATTGAAGCAATTGAAGAAGCTCTTGATGTTGACCGCTTGCGTGGTGGGTATGCCCTAGATACGCAGATAACCAATATCGAGATTGATGAAGGTTCTATTGATCCCATTGGCGGGATCATTATTACAGTCCGCGTTTTGTACCAATACACTCGCGGCACAACTTAAACTTAAATTAAAAGGTAATTATCATGGCGACTAAAACAGGCGCATCTGGAGTAGTAAAAGTACAAGTCTCAGGCACGACTGTTGCCGTGGTAGGCGAAGTACGTTCTTTCACGTTTGACGGTTCAGCAGACACAATTGAAGATTCAGTTATGGGCGATGTTTCGCGCTCCTACAAAGCTGGGTTGAAGACAAATACAGTATCACTAGAGGTTTACTGGGATGAGGCAGACGCACAGCAGCTAGTTCTTGATGAGCGGGCTTCTATTGATTTTGAAATCTATCCTACAGGCACTGGCACTGGAGAGACTTACTTCTCTGGCACAGGCATTGTAACTTCTCGCGCTATCACTGGTTCTTTTGATGGCATGGTAGAAGCCAGCTTTTCAATCCAGTGCAGCGGTGATGTAACTGAAGCACAAGTTTAATTAACTAAGGGGATAAACCATGGGATTAGCTAAAGAGTTAAGAAGTAGAAGAAAGTTGCAGGCACGAGAAGTAGTGGTGCCTGCATGGGGTGACGAATCTGGAGCGTTTAAACTGTATTGCAGAAGCATTACCTGCTACGACCTAGACCAGTTACAGAAGAAGCACCCCAATTTTCTTAGCAATACAACCATTGGGGCAATGGTAGATTTGATCTGTATGAAGGCAGAAGATGAAGGCGGCTCTAAGCTCTTTTCATCTGCTGAGGATCGCATTGACCTAATGGGTGAAGAGACTAATGTTATTTCCGAAATTGCCAATCAGATGTTTGCAGAGATTGAATCTGTAGAGGACGCAACGGGAAACTAAAACGCGATCAGTCAAGGATGAATCTGCTTTCCTTGGCTGACCGCCTTCACATTACGATAGAAGAAGCGGAACAGATGCCCGTCAGTCACTTTAACGAGTGGTTGGCCTACTTCCATATAATGAGTGAGAAAGATGGCTGATAGCAATTTTAAAATAGCAATTAGTGTGCTTGACAAGACAGCAAAGGGCTTAAAATCTGCAAGAAGAGGCATAAATTTTGTAGCTGGCTCTGTACTTAATCTTAAAACTGCTTTGGCTGGGGCAGCGTTTACACTGCTCGTAAGACAATCTTTATTAGCAACAGATTCCCTATCAAAGACTGCAAGCAAGATAGGCACAACAACAGAAGCCCTTGGCGGCCTAAGATATGCGGCAGACCTTGCTGGTTTAGAAACTCGCACAATGGATATGGCTCTCCAAAGGTTCACTAGACGAACTGCGGAAGCCGCAATGGGTACTGGTGAAGCTAAAGGCGCAATCAAAGAGTTAGGGTTAAGCGCACAAGAATTAAACAGAATGCCTCTCGATAAACGCATGATTGTTTTGGCCGATGCGTTCCAAGGGGTTACATCTGAATCCGATCAACTAAGATTAGCGTTTAAGCTATTTGACTCTGAAGGCGCAGCATTAGTAAACGTATTAAGCCAAGGCGGTGACGGCCTTAAAGCAATGCTTGGTGAGGCTAAAGCACTAGGTCTAGCAATGTCTGGAAGTGCTGCAAAAGGCGTAGAAGATACCGTTGATGCGCTCACTAAAATGCAGGGTCTATTTAAAGGCGTTACAGACCAAACTGTAGCCGCATTCGCGCCAGCTATGGAAA